AAACATCATAGAGATAGGATGGGTGCAGCCAGTAATTATTGATATGGCAGGAGTCATTATTGATGGATTCCACAGGGTTATGCTTAGTAGGCAGAGTAAGCCACTACTGAAAAAGTATAAGGGTAAAGTGCCATGTGTAATCTTTGACTTACCGCGTGATGAAGCAATGATTATTACAGTGCGTATGAATAGAGCCAAAGGAAGCCACATAGCCGTCCGTATGTCGCAAATGGTTAAGCAGCTAATAGATGAGCATGGATGGGAAGTAGAACGCATAGCAAAGCAGATAGGCGCACCTAAAGCAGAAATAGATGTGTTGTATCAAGATGGTGTATTCAAGATGCGAAACATCAAGAAGTATAAGTACAGTAAAGCATGGTATCCAGTAGAGGTAGAGGATGAATAAAAACATTCATTACAAAGAAGGTACTAAAGAATTTGTACAAGTCCAATATGCAGCAGTTAGACCATTTCGTAATCTAGCCAAAAAAGACAGAGTAAGTATAAGCAACACAAACAATACACTTTGGTTTCATGTGCGCCATGAAAATGAACTTTTGGGGTGTTGTGGTGTGTATCTAGGTAAAGACAAATGCAGGTTTAAAAGTGTGTGGTTGTTGCCCCAATCTAGGGGTACAGGAATGTTTAGCTTTATAAATGATTGCAGAACGAAGGTTGCTCAATCATTGGACTATAAAAAAGTTGAAGTCCTCACCTTGCATCCTGACCATTACGCAAAGCGAGGGTTCAACCTAATAAAAGAAACTAACCATGAGGGAGTATGGCTAATGGAAACATCCTTATAGTTCTGACAGGACGTTGTAAAGATTATCTACAGGCAGCTTATTCTGTATGTAGCCACTCTTGATAGTATTGAAGTATCCTTCACTTGGTAAAGCATATCCTTCTCTATTCATTTTGTAGAACATAACATCTTCTACAGTTCCATCTTGCATCTTAACAACAAAGGTTTCTTTTCTGTAAAGTCTAGGGAATCCTTCAAAGATATCTAGGCTTCTCTCACAGTCCTCAGTGATATACCAAAGCACCCCATTAACTTTATTGTGTGGCGCAACTTCTATATCAGCTACACCTTTGAATACTAACCGCCAATCAGGTAAGTCCAAATTGCCGACCAGTTTAGCCTTAGGGCATCTATGGCTCATGTTATTTATATTTAGGTTTGCGCCATAGGCGAAGTAAAGTTTCATATTAATGTATCTCCATAATCAAGTTATTTGCAATCAAGTCATCTACAAAAGCGATAGGGTCATAGTATCTAACACTGTAACCATACTGCTCATGTATTCTATTAGCGCAACTAGCATACCAATCTTCTTTGCTAGTCGCGTGTACCCTAGACCAACTTGACTTGTATAGTTCTTCTGCCAAGTCGGTCTTATTGTTTGCGTTATAAACGCAGTTTGTATTATCTACATATCGCATTGTTCAACTCCTTAAATCTGTTCATGTAAAATTTCTTTACAGGAAGTGTTATGTATTTTTTACCTCTAAGGTCATCAAGCATATCCTTAGTAGTGTAAGTGCTAGTTGTGTCAGTAGCATGAGCAACCTGACCTCTGCTTTCAAAAGCGCAGGCTACGATTGCTTGAGTAAGTCTTACCCAATTTTCTACTTTGGCAACATTCAAAGTACCTTGATGACTTCTGTTCTCAACAGAACCATGTCTCCAGTAGTTTTGGAAGTTCCACTTACCACGCTGAGAAAAGTATCTGTGACCAATCAAGTGACGTTCATCTTTACCATTCAAGTTACCAAAAACTTGCACTAGGCTTTCTGAACCTGAGAAATGATTTCTGCAGTATCCGTTATTAGAACCACGTCTGCTTTCAGAAAGAACTCCACCAATCGCATTTTCGTATTTAGCAAAGAACTTCATAAGTTTTTTAAGAGGAGTTGCAGAAGCATTAGTGATGTCAACGTGAACGTGCATCCCACAACTTTTATTTACGTTGCCATGTTCGTCACAAACCGCAACGATTCTTTTTAGTAAATCCATGTCAGCTTCACCTTTAAGAATAGGTGTAACTAATTCCATGCCGTACATTCCACGACCACTTACAGAACTGTCAGATTTAAGTCTCCACTTGTTAGACTTATCTGAGTAGCCTGCTACTGTAATGCGTTGTCCTGTAGCTTGCTCAATCAGACGTGCCATCTCATATCTGTCATGGTTGCTTACAAATTCTAGTTCAACTCCGTATCTTCTTAGGTTGTTTAGGTCAGTTTTCATTTTATGTTTAACTCCGTTGTTATCAATTTATGTATCTATTATGGGGTATAGTAGTTGTTATTGCAACCCCTAATATCAATTATTTTCATTTATTTTCAAATTAATTTTGTTCCACATGGAACATCTTTTTAACTAGAGGGGGTTGCTATAATAATCATTATAGTTTAAGGTGTCTAAATAACTTGATAAACCAGAGGATATAAAAATGAATGAATTGATAGATAGTTTGATAGTAAGTAGCTTGAGACATAACTACTCAGAGTTCGTTAGGCTCTATGGATACGACAAAGCTAACGAGAAGCTGCACAACCTTTTTGGCGATACATGGCTAACGCACAGAGAGGATATTTGGGTGTGGTATGACGCAGGTGAGGTTCACACAACTACTGTAGTAAATTTGGGGGTGTGTAATGACTAAACATTTAAGACACCTAAAGGTAGTCAGAGACAGACTAGAACCTAAATATAAATTTGATGACAAAGAGAGCCTACTTGCATTGGCAAAAAGAATGGACGCTGATGATTGGCATGAACTCAAGAACGCAATCAAATACCCTAATGGCAAATTACGTTTAGCAGCAGAGAATGAATTGCTACTGCAGCAACAGGCGCATCAAGCAAGCGAGGACGAAAATGAATAATCTAGTCCTACAGAAACTTATACATATGTATCAAGACCCTCACTTCTTGAATGAAAAGGTAGGGATGCCAGAGCATTTCAGCACAAGGGTAGAACCAATACCTGAGAATGTTAGGCAAGCCTACTTCAAGGCAATGAGCGTGGAGATACAACAAGCAGCTAAATTCTATATTGACCAAAGGGATGAAGAAAACGAATTACGCGTAGACGAGATAGAAAAAATTATTCCTGCTATGCCAATATTTGCACCTTACAAAAAGATATTTCTGCAGATTGATACACCAGTATTGCTAATGAATGTTCTTATACATGAGAGTCCTGAGAACACGCAAGACTCAGATGAACCTATCTACTTTATGAGTATGATTCCATTTGTGAAAACAGAGCAAATGTTTACGCATGACTATTCTCAATATGCTTTTACATTCCATAGAGGTGAAGCGTTTATAGAAACATTAGGCAAAAAAGGTAAAACACTTACTGCAGAAGATTACACATATTGGATTAAAGGACACTTCCAAGAATACATAATCACAGACCCTGATGCAGATGGTATGTACACCAACAGGTCACTAGAAGAATGGACTAAGATATTATCTAGTACGTTCATTACTCTAAACATTATGTTGAACTATCCTGAGATAACACAATCAAAAGATGTCAGAGGTAGAGCAAATACAACTGTAGCGCATGGTAGAGTAAAGAAACTATCGCACACTATCCTACGCAGCAAACCATCCTACGAGCATAAGACATTGAAGCTAGATATGTATGGCAACAATGACAGTGAAGGAAGTAACTCAGGAAGTAGGTCATCAGGTACTGCGTTCCATAGTGTAAGGAAACACATAAGAAGATTACCTAATGGTAGGAATACATTTGTTAAGGCTCATTTCAGAGGTGCAAAATCAGTAGGGATGGTATCTAAAGACTATGAAATAACACAGTAAGCTACTCTCTCTAATTCTCATTTGCTCTTGAGTTACTAAAAAAACTAGCCTATGATTGTGATTGCATGGGAAAATTTGAGAAATAATGAGCAAAAAAACTGTAAAACTGACACCTACACTTAAAGAAAAAATAAGGAATCTTTTTGTGCAAGGTGATGAATTAGAACAGGGTTCAAGGACGTTATACACTCTTGATGCCCTAGCCACTACTCATAAGATTGGGAAATCTACTCTCTACAGATATGCCAAGAACGAAAATTGGAAGATGCAGCAAGAACAATTCCAGAATGAATACTTATCTGAATTGGACGATAACCGCAAAAGAGAGTTAGTTTCAGAAAGTAAAAAGTTTGATATGACCACGTTGAATATCTCAAAAGCACTATTAGGTCAGATAGGGCAAACCATAAAACACGCACAGGCAGACGATAAGTTTACCCCCAATTTGCTTAACACTTTGGCGGAAGCTACCTACAAGGTTCAACGTGTAGCTAAGTTAGCGTTAGGCGAAGCTACAGAAAATATGAGTTTAAATGCAAAAATCAATGACACAGATGCCTTCCGAGAAGCTATGGAATTGCTTGACGAGGTTGCAGGACAGAAGCGAGAAAGCAACAGTAAACCTGTACACTAGGTGGATTAAAACCGCTAGGGCAAAACAATTACCACCTGAGGAAGAATTCTTCATCTGGCTTATTCTGGCAGGTCGCGGTTGGGGTAAAACTAGAACAGGCGCACAAGACATTGCCCTCTATGCTTTAAGAAACCCCAATACAATAAACGCAGTAGTAGCCCCAACTTTTGGTGATTTAAGGCGCGTCTGCTTTCAAGGTAACAGTGGATTGACTGCAATTATTCCAGATGATTGCTATGACAAGACCTTTGGTACAAACGGATATGCGTCCAGTATATGCGAGATAAGATTAGTAAACGGCTCTAAGATTGTAGGGTATGCAGCGCACAATCCTGAAAGATTAAGAGGTAGTCAGTTCCATAGAGCGTGGTGTGACGAACTATGTGCATGGGAGTATCCAGAAGCATTTGACCAGTTAATGTTTGGTTTGCGTCTTGGTGATAGTCCAAAGTGTTTGATAACAACAACCCCAAAACCAACAAAACTATTAAAAGACTTAGTTGTTAGGGATGATGTAGTAGTAACATCTGGTAGTACCTTTGAAAACGAAGCTAACCTAGCTGAATCAGCACTGGAAATGATGAAGTCCAGATATGAGGGAACAGCTTTAGGTAGACAAGAACTGTATGCTGAGATATTAGATGATATAGAAGGTGCGTTATGGACGCAGAAAATGATTGAAGAAACGCGTTACAAAGAAGAAGAAAGAGACTTAACGAATATAATTATTGCCATTGACCCTGCAGTTACTGCAAATGACAATTCAGACGAAACTGGTATAGTGGTATGTGGGAAAGATAGTAACAACGAATATTACGTCTTAGAAGATTTGTCTGGCAAGTATTCTGCTGACAAATGGGGTAAGATAGCTATAAGGGCTTATTATGAATGGGAAGCCGATAGAATTGTAGCAGAGGTAAATAATGGTGGAGACCTAGTGGAGCGATTGCTAAGAAACATAGACAACAATGTTCCATACAGGTCAGTACGCGCAAGCAGAGGTAAGATGGTGAGAGCCGAACCTGTAGCTGCGTTATATGAGCAAAGGCGAGTTCATCATGTGGGCGTTTTTGAAGAATTAGAAACGCAAATGTGTACCTATATAGGTCAAACTAATCCTAGCCCTGATAGGTTGGATGCTCTTGTTTGGGGGTTATCTGAATTGAGTAAATCATCAGGAGAGGTAAATTGGAGAATTAGCTAATGGCATTACTGGATAACATAAAAAACATTTTTGGTGGTTCAACGCTCAGTATAGATAACAAACAATCTAACATGGTTGGTTATTTTGGGGTTGGTACAGGCGAATCTAAACAATACAAGTATCAAGACCTAGCTAATGAAGGTTATCTCAAAAATGCTATTGTGTATCGCTGCGTTAATGAAATTGCAAAAGGTGGCAGCAGTGTTTCCTATATGCTTAAAAACCAAGATGAAGTATTAGAATATCATCCATTAGCAGACCTTCTTGATAGACCCAATCCACAACAGTCCAATAATGAATTCTTTGCAGCCATGTTTGGTTATCTATTGCTTAGTGGCAATGTCTATATTCTAAAAAGCGGTGGCACAGACGGAAAGCCAAAAGAACTACACCTACTAAGACCAGATAGAATGGTTGTCAAAGGTGGCAGCAGTTATATACCAGAAGCATACGAATATGTAATCAATGGCAAAGTACAAGCCAGATATCAGGTAGACCCAAAAACAGGCTACAGTGATGTTAAACACATTAAGCTATGGAATCCACTAGATGACTTCTATGGATGTTCACCATTGTCTGCTGCAGCCGTAGAGATAGACCAACATAATCTAAGCAGCAAGCACAACATCAATCTATTAAACAATGGCGCAAGACCTAGCGGTGCAGTTATCTTTAAGCCCAAAGATGAAGCAGGCTATGCAGTCAACCTATCCGAAAGCCAAAGGTCACAATTACTGACAGACTTAAACAACAGATTTCAAGGTGCAGGCAACGCAGGTAGACCTATGTTGCTAGAAGGTGATTTTGATTGGAAAGAAATGGGGCTAAGTCCTAAGGACATGGATTTCATTAATCTAAAACATATGAGTGCTACAGATATCGCTTTATGTTTTGGTGTTCCATCCCAATTAGTCGGAGTGCCAGATGCCCAAACTTACGCAAATGTGGCTGAAGCAAGGTTGTCTCTATATGAAGAAACCATAATACCGCATCTTAAATTAATAGAGTCTGACCTTAATGAATGGTTAGTGCCTATGTATGATGAACGCTTAGAGTTTTGTTTTGATTACGACAATATCCCTGCATTGTCAGAACGTACTAAAAGAATCTATGAGAACGTAACATCTGCAGTTCGTGAAGGCATAATGACAAGAAACGAAGCCAGAGAGCAACTTGGGCTTAGTCCTATAGATGGTGGTGATGAAATCTACATTCCTGCAAACCTATTCCCACTAGGAGCAGAAGCACCTGTACAACCAGAACAACCAGATAACGAAGAAGATATAGGTGACTATGAAGATGACCTAGATAATGAAAACCCTTATGAGGATGATGAAGAAGAATTCAAAGCTATATCTGACGTAGACCTAAAACCAACATCAGGCATGGCAGCAGAAGCCCAAAAAGGTTTAGATTGGCGCAAAGAGTTTGGTAGGGGCGGAACAAACATAGGCAGCACAAGAGCAAGCCAGTTAATCAAAAGAGAAAACCTATCACCTGACACAGTTAAAAGAATGTACAGCTTCTTTAGCAGGCATGAAGTAGACAAGCAGGGTGAAGGATTTAAGCAAGGTGAGAAAGGCTACCCTAGTAATGGCAGGATAGCTTGGGCTTTGTGGGGCGGTGACGCAGGGTACTCATGGTCAACAAAGAAGCGCAATCAATTAGAAAACGAGAGCAAAGAAGAAATTAGAAAAGACGTATTCTCAACTGCTGCAGAAGCAAATGCTAGGGCAAAAGATATTGGGTGCGTTGGCTCACATTCACATGATGAAGATGGCAACATAGTTTATATGCCATGCAAGACCCATGAAGAATATACACAAAGGACAGGTAGAGAAGTTAGTGGATATGGCAAGCCTAAGAAACCTAAAGATAAGAAAGCAGAAGTAGGCAGCGTCAAAGTTGGGGATATGGTTAGTTGGGATAGTTCTGGTGGAAGGGCTAGAGGAAAGATAAAACGTATTGTCTCAAGTGGTAAGGTGCAAGTGCCAGATACTGACATCACACTTAACGCCACAGAAGATGACCCAGTTGCTTTAATAACTCTGTACAGGGGTGGTGAAGCTACGGATGTCACAGTAGGTCATAAAATTAAAACATTGCGTAAAACGTAGAATATGGCGGTTTTTGACGAAAAGTTAAAAAATAGAAGCCACAGGATGCGTTCTAAGAGACTTAAAGGGTGTAGTTGATACCCTAGTAACCCCTAAAAATGAGGAAAACAGTGCATTTGAAAGTAGTCCAACCTAAGGAAAAAAAACAAATACGTTCTTTTAGGCGTGGAAAAATCAGTGTCAGACAGGAAATACGTCAGCAGCGCGTACTCAGAAACAACCTAGAAAAGTCAATCTATGGCAGCGTTCATAGGTCAATAAGCAAAGTCATCAATTCCAAAACCTTCCTTTACAAAGAGTATGGTGTGTTTGAAGAAGCGCAAACTGCCAGAGATTTTGATGAAGCACTTTTGCCAATTATGTATATGCACTACAAAAAGATATTCAAAACAGTCTTTAGAAACAACGAAGAAACCTACGCCAATATGAACAAAACAGAAGAAGCTATAATATTTGGCAGGAACTATGACATTGAAAGGCTTATAGATATTTATAATAAGGGTAGACTTTTATTCCTTTCTGGAATATCAAGTAAATTAGCAAACAGGATTGCAAAAATAATAACAGATGGCAGAGCAGAAGGATTGTCATTAACAGTAATAGCAAAAAACATAAGTGACAAGGTATTACCAATCGGTAGAAGTAGAGCAGCATTAATAGCAAGAACAGAAACACATAACGCTGCAAGTTTCGCACACCATCAATATCATGGAGTGCTTAAAGAAAACTTAGGTCTCAACATGAAAAAGCGTTGGACTGCTACAAGTGACCACAGAACTAGGTCAGCACATAATGAAGCAAATGGTCAGATTGTAGATATGGATGAAAAATTTATAGTTGGCGGAGTAGAAATGGAACACGCAGGAGACCCTGCAGGCGGAGCGAAAAATAACGTCAACTGTCGCTGCGTCATAATCTATGCAGATGCTAGAGATATTGTGATATGATAAATAATGAACTACTATATATAGTTATAACGAGGATAGCTTTATGAACAGTAATTATACTAATGCTGAGAATATATTAAGCTGTCGTACCAGTGAGTACACCTCTAATGAGGATTCTATACAGAATGAAGCAAAGGATATAGTATCAGATGAGGAAACTCAACAGAAAGAAACTGTATTGATTGAAGAAGAACAACCAAGTGTATCTGAAGAATACATAGAGGTTAAGTCTGAAATCAAAATGACTGAAGATGAAGAATCCTCAGAAGATTACGGAACATTTGAAGGCTACGCTTCCGTATTTGAAAACACAGATTTAGGTAATGATGTCATCAAGACAGGCGCATTTACCAAGAGTATAAAAGAAAGAACCAACAAAGGTATCAAACTTTTATATCAGCATAAGTCAGATATGCCTATCGGTGTATTTGATGAACTCAAAGAAGATTCACATGGATTATATGTAAAAGGACGGCTTGCACTTAAAACTGCTGCAGGACGTGATGCTTACGAATTATTAAAAATGGGTGCTTTAGATGCAATGTCTATTGGCTTTAGAGCGAACCCTGACGAAATTTCATACGATAAGCGTTCACAAAAACGCACTATTGGTGAGGTAGACCTGCTAGAGATATCGCTAGTTACTTTCCCTATGAATCCACAAGCGTTGGTTCGTAGTGTTAAGGCTGACGAAATTACTATCAGGGAATGGGAAAATGGGATGCGAGATGCTTTCACACTTTCTCGTTCAGAAGCAAAGGTGGCAGCAAAAGCTGTTTACCAAACATTTGAGGAAAAGGCGAATAGCGAGATGCTAGAAGAATTAACCCCCAGTGTTGAATTGGTAGAAGCCATAAAGAACTTAACTTTAACCCTTAAAACATCTAAATAGGAGAAATATATGTCTGAAGATGTAAAAAAGGTCATGTCTGAGTTTGGTCACGCGTTTGAAGAATTCAAAAAAGCGAATGACGAAAAATTAGACAGACTAGAAAAAGGGCTTGGTGAGGACGCTTTGTTGAACGAAAAAATGTCAAGTATTGAAAGCAAACTTGATTCTTTAGAGGACATCAATAGTGAAATCGCACAAGCTAAAGCTAGGCAAGAAAAAGCAGCCGAAAAGGTAGCACAATTAGAGACAGTCTTATCAAGACCTAACTCTGGTTATGACTCCAAACAGGTTGACGATTATTGTCAAGCATTTGAACTCTATTGCAGAAAAGGTCGTGAAGGTCTTACTGACGTAGAGAAGAAGGCACTGACTGTTAGCAATGACAGCACAGGCGGATACTTAGCACCCCCTGAGTATGTGAGAGAGTTACTTAAAACAGTAACAGAAATCTCACCTATTCGTGGTATCGCTAGACTCCGTTCTACAGGTCAGCGTTCAATTCAAGTACCAAAAAGAACTGGTCAATTTGCTGCACAATGGGTCGCTGAAAGCGGAACAAGAGCAGAGACTACTGGTTGGCAAGTTGGACTTGAAGAAATCCCTGCACACGAGCATTACGCTATGGTGGATATTTCTGAGCAAGACTTGGAAGATACAGTGTTTGACTTAGAAGCAGAAATGCAATCAGAATTTGCAGAGCAATTTGCAAAAGCTGAAGGTACTGCTTTTGTTAGTGGAGATGGTGTAGGCAAACCAGAAGGCTTTATGTCCAACAGTTCTGTTGGTGAAGTCGTATCAGGTAACGCTTCTGCTTTAACTGCTGATGGTCTTATTGCACTTGTGCATGGGATTAAGTCTGAGTACGCGAAGAATGGTACGTTTGTTTTTAACAGAACAACCTTATCAGCAATTCGTAAGCTGAAAGACACAGCAGGTCAGTATGTATTCCAAGCAGGAATGATGCTAACAGGCGGAGCAACTAACGCAGTCTTAGGTATGCCGTATATTGAAGCAACTGATATGCCATCAGAGGGTAGTAATACTTATCCTGTGATGTTTGGTGACTTCAAACGTGCTTACATGATTGTAGACAGAGTTAGTATGGCGGTTTTACGCGACCCATTCACGCAAGCTACTACAGGTAATGTTAGATACATTGCTAGACGTAGAGTTGGCGCACAAGTGGTGCAGGCGGAAGCTATCGTTAAACAAAAATGTTCTACTTAATAGGGAGTAAATTATGAAAGACTTATCAAATAATTTGGTTATAGAAAACTCTCTTATCAACGCAGTTAAGACTGCAGGAGCAAATGGTACTGGCGTAGACCTTCAGGGTTTTGAAAGTGCTTTAGCTGTTGTGAGTGTAGGTGCTGAAGGTGATACTTTATCATCATCAATATACTTTGAGGTTTCATTGGAACACTCTGATGATAACTCAACCTATACAGACTGCGTTCAAGCAGATATCGTTGACGGCACTATTGCTGCAGGCGGTATTTGGTTGAAACTTGACGGCACTGCTGACGGAAATCCTGATACAGCAGGTGGTCAGTGGCAAGTTGGGTATGTAGGCGGTAAGAGATACGTTAGGATTGTTTTAGCTAAAACTGGCACGCACTCAAACGGCACACCTATTAGTGGTGTAGTTGTTAAGGGTTCTGCTAGACATACAGCCGACAATGTTAATGTAGTCCATAATGTCTAACATTATGTAATTGAAAGGGGTGGGGCAACTCACCCCCTTCTTAACGAGGTAAAACATGGCTAATTATAAAATCGTAGTTCCAAAAGTGGGGGCATCTAATGCACTAGGCACAGAAAGCAAACTCTATGTTTTGGACGAAATAGTAGAAGTTAAAGAAGAATGGCAGCAATCACTTATGGACGCTTTTGTTCAAAATATGTGGGCTGTAGAAACTAAAATGGATTCAGTAGCAGATATAGAAACTACAGAACCTGTTAGAGCAAGAACAGACAAAGGACACTTTATAGCTGATGATGAAAGCACTCCTGACATCAATGAAGCCTATGAGGGTGGCGTTGCACCTAAAAAAACAACAAAAAAGACAACTACCAAAAAGACAACTAAGAAAAAAGCATCCTAGACTCATTGGTGGTATGATAAAAGTAAGCAGAAGCTGACTATGGTAGACACCATGCAAAATATAGGAATATGTAAATATGAGTGCAGGGTATCATCATTTTGTAATAGAACAGGGAGCGACATTCGGTCAAACGCTGACGCTTAAAGATAGTTCAGATACTTTAATTAACTTGGTAGGCTACACGTCTGCTGAAATGGATTTACGCGAAAATCCAGAAGCAACCTCTACACTCCTCACCCTAACAACTTCTAATAACCGCATTGCCTTAGGTGGTACTGCAGGTACAGTTACCCTAACAATTTCTGCAAGCGACACTGCTAGTATGCAAGCAGGTGATGGTCATTATGACTTAGAGATAGTCAATGCAGCAGGAAACATATATAGAATACTAGAGGGTACTTACAGCGTCAGGAGAAATTTAAGCAGATGAGTACAGTAAATCAAATAACAGTTTCTAACACATCTGACATATCTGTAACCACAGTAGGCACACAAGGTGTCGCAGGTCCAAATACAATTCTAAACAGAAGTGTTGTAGCTACAACAGTGTCAACTGCAGGCTCACTTCTAATTTATGACCACACAAATCTAAGATGGGAAGATAGCCAATCTACAAGGTCACAGTCACTTATAGCAAAACTGTATAACTTAGGCTTTACGTCTGGTGGAGCAGTAGTAACAGGTGTTCTTGATGAAGATAACATGGGGTCTAATAGCAATACCAAACTTGCTACTCAACAATCAATTAAAAGCTATGTAGATGTCCAAAATGCTGCACAAGCCGTTAATTATCAAGGAGATACAGGCGGTTCTCAAAGTGTCACTATAAACAGTGAAGTGCTTACGATTGCAGGTGGCACAGGTATAGATACTGTTGGTTCATCTAACACTATTACTGTCAACATAGATAACACTGTAGCAACCCTAGCAGACACACAAACATTCACAAACAAAACGCTCACTAGTCCTATTATAAATACTGGTGATATTAACAACCCTGACTTAGATGGCGGAACAATACAAGGCACTGCGATTGATAACTCAATCATAGGTGCAAATACCCCAGTTGCCATTACAGGTACTGCAATAACAGCAACAAGCCTTGTTATAGGCAGCGCAACAATAACGGAAGCAGAGTTAGAGATATTAGATGGCGCAACTCTTAGTACAACAGAGATTAACTACCTAGATGGAACACTTCAGGGAACAGTAGTAGCTTCTAAGGTAGTAGCAGTAGATGCAAACAAAGACGTAACAGGCTTTAGAAATATTACCTTAACAGGCGAACTTGATGCAGGCTCATTAGATGTATCAGGTAACGTAGACGTAGATGGTGTATTAGAAGCAGATGCTATCACAGTAGATGGCAAAGCCTTAGATGAGTTTGTATCCGATACAGTAGGAGCAATGATTAGCAGCAATACCGAAAGCGGTATAACTGTTGTTTATCAAGACTCAGATAACACCATAGATTTTAATGTTAATGACCCAGTTATAACTCTAAGTGGTGATGTAGCAGGTGCAGCTACCATGACTAATCTTGGTGATGTAACTATATCCACAACAATACAAGCCAACTCTATTGCCTTAGGCACAGATACTGTAGGTAACTACATTGCAACAGTTGCTGCAGGAGAAGGCATAGACGTAGCGAATAGTGGTACAGAAACTGCTGCTATAACGATTAGTGCAGAGGACGCTACAAGTTCAAATAAAGGTATAGCCAGTTTTGATTCTACAGACTTCTCAGTATCGTCTGGTGCAGTAACTTTAGTTACAGAAAGAGTCCAAGATATTATAGGTGCAATGGTCAGTGAGACTGACGCAGGTATTGCAGTTACCTATGATGACACTAACGGCAAGCTAGTATTTAACACAATAGACCCTACGATTACTTTAGCAGGTGACTTATCTGGTTCTATAACACTTACAGACTTAGCTAGTGGCACTTTAACAGCTACTATCGTAGCGAATAGCGTAGCCTTAGGAACTGACACTACAGGGTCTTATATCGCAACTGTAGCAGCAGGAGAGGGTATTGATGTTAGTGGCAGTGGAGCAGAATCAGCCACAATTACAATTTCAGCAGAAGATGCTACAGATAGTAACAAAGGTGTTGCATCATTTGATAGCACAGACTTTGCCGTATCTTCAGGCGCAGTAACGATTGTACCAGAGCGTATTCAAGACTTAGTAGGAGCAATGTTCTCTGGAAATACAGAGAATGGCATATCTGTTGTATATACAGATGGTGATAACAATATTGACGTAGATGTAAATGATTTCAGTATTACCTTAACAGGAGATGTTACAGGTAGCGGTACTGTGACTAATCTAGGTAATGTAAGTTTCGCAGCCACAATACAACCCAATTCAGTAGCATTAGCTACAGACACTACTGGTAACTATGTCGCTACAATAGCTGACGCAGGAAATACACATATCACTGTAGCCAACTCAGGCTCTGAAAATGCTGCAGTTACTTTAAACATTGCAGATGATGCGATTGATACAGACCAGATTGCTAACAACGCGGTAACGCTAGGTGCTAAAACAACAGGCAACTATGTAGCAACTATTGCTGATGCAGGTAACAGCGCAATAACAGTAGCTAACAGTGGCACTGAAACAGCAGCAGTAACATTAGATATAGCAGCAAGTGGTGTAGGCACTACAGAGATAGAAAATGGTGCTGTAACTAACGCTAAGATTGCTAACAATGCGGTCACACTAGGAACACAAAGCACAGGTAATTATGTTGCCACAATCACAGGAACTGCAAACGAGGTAACAGTAACTGGCTCTGGTAGTGAAACAGCAGGTGTAACAGTTGGATTGCCAGATGATGTAACAATCGGTGGTGATTTAGTTGTTACAGGAGATTTCACTGTAAACGGAGACCAAGTAACTCTAAATACAGCAACATTAGATGTAGAAGATGCAACTATTAGATTAGCTAAAGGTGTTACTACATTATCTGCTACAAATAACGCAGGATTGGAGTTTGGTGGGTCAACATCTAAACCAACTATATTATGGAATAACTCTGGTTCGTTCCTAACCTCTAATAAGCCATTCAACGTAGGTGGCGCAAACGGCTCAACATTAAGTGTTGGTAGTTTAAGTCTTAAAAATGGCGGTACAAAATCACGCGTAGATTTCTATTGTGAAACATCAAACGCTCACTATGCAAGGCTAGAAGCACCTGCACACTCAGCATTTAGTGGCAATGTAACTATCACACTGCCAACTACTACAGGTAACTTAGTAGGAACAGGTGATACTGGAACAGTAAGCAACACAATGTTAGCAGGCAGTATTGCTAATAATAAACTATCTAATTCTACAGTAAACTTTGGTGGCATTTCTTTGGCTCTTGGGGCTTCAGATACTACGCCTGCATTTAACCTGTCAGACGCTACAGATTATCCAACATCCTCATTAACAGGAACAATAACAAACGCGCAATTAGCAGGCTCAATAGTCAATGCTAAGTTATCAAACAGTTCAGTGTCATATGGTGGAGTTGAGTTAGCCTTAGGAGCAACTGATGGAACGCCTGCCTTTAATCTTAGTGACGCAACTGCTTACCCTACTTCTTCACTGGTAGGCACAATAACAAATGCACAACTTGCAGGCAGCATAGCTAACGCGAAACTTTCTAACTCCTCTGTAAATTATGGCGGTGTAACATTATCACTAGGTGGCTCAGACACAACACCT